AATATTATACGGATGGCCGCTTTTTGGAGCGTTTGGAATTTGAAATTCAAACATAAAGGCAAATATTTACATTTATGCCATTTAGGGACGCAGTATAAATGAGTCCCCAGTGTCCCCAATTGATATGAGTTTTAAGTGTCCCCGATAGCAAAAATGCCCAGAAATAATTCTTTTTGCATAAATGCAAAAAATATTTTTCTTACTTTCCCAAAATGCCCAATTCCAAAAGAACAGATGTTAGATATATTATCTAACATTTCATGCCCTTCAGACAAATTATTCATTAGGGTTGCACAAGAAAAACACCAAGATGGGTCTCTGCATATCCATGCACTCATCCAATTCAAAGGTAAAGCCAAGTTCAGAAACCCCAGACATTTCGATGTCACTCACCCTCATACCTCCACCCAATTCCATCCAAACTTCCAGGGAGCTAAGTCCAGCTCTGATGTTAAGTCCTACATCGAGAAGGACGGAGATTACATCGACTGGGGCACATTTCAGATCGATGGAAGATCTGCAAGAGGAGGTCAACAGACAGCTAATGATGCTGCTGCAGAAGCCCTAAATGCAGGTTCTAAAGAAGCAGCTATGGCTATAATAAGGGAAAAACTCCCAGAAAAATTTATTTTTCAATATCATAATTTAAATAGTAATTTAGATAGGATTTTCACTCCTCCGTTGGAGGTTTATGTTTCTCCTTTTTTATCTTCTTCTTTTAATCAAGTTCCTGAAGAACTTGAAGAGTGGGTCTCCGAGAATGTCATGGATGCCGCTGCGCGGCCTCTGAGGCCTCAAAGTATAGTGATTGAGGGAGACAGTCGTACGGGTAAAACGATGTGGGCTAGGTCATTAGGGCCTCATAATTACTTATGCGGTCATTTAGATTTAAGCCCCAAAGTTTACAGCAATGATGCGTGGTATAACGTCATTGATGATGTCGATCCGCACTTCCTCAAGCACTTTAAAGAGTTCATGGGGGCCCAAAGGGACTGGCAATCAAACACAAAGTACGGGAAGCCAGTTCAAATTAAAGGTGGAATACCCACAATCTTCCTCTGCAATCCTGGGCCAAACTCATCTTATAAAGAATATCTGGACGAGGAAAAGAACCAAGCCCTAAAAAACTGGGCAGTTAAGAATGCAGTCTTCATCACCCTCGAGGAACCACTGTACTCAATTGCCCATCAAAGTCCAGCACAGGGAGGCCAAGAGGAGGACCAGGAGGAGGAGAGTGGATCTTGAATGTGGATGCAGCTATTACCTAAGTATCAACTGCCACAACCATGGATTCTCGCACAGGGGAACGCATCACTGCAGCTCATTCAACGAATGGCGTCTTTATCTGGGAGGTTCCAAATCCCCTTTATTTCAAAATCCTCAGCCACGACAACCGTCCATTCACGACGAACATGGACATCATAACAATGAGGATCCAATTCAACTACAACCTTCGGAAAGCTCTGGGAGTGCACAAGTGTTTTCTAACCTTCCGAATCTGGACGACCTTATACCCTCCGACTGGTCTTTTCTTAAGGGTATTCAAAACCCAAGTACTCAAGTATCTCAACAATCTAGGTGTAATCTCACTTAATTTAGTTATTAAAGCCGTTGAACATGTATTGTACAATGTAATTAATCAAACAATGTATGTAGACCAATATTCAGATATAAAATTCAAACTTTATTAATATTAGTTCGTTACAGAGTCATAAAAATATATTCTAATCTTAAGCGTAGCATAAACTGGGTTACTAGCATGGGTACAAGCCATATAAAGCATCAATGCATTCTCGGTGTGATTCTCGTATTTTCCTGCTTCCTGCTGGTTGTAAACAACGTAGTTGTTAACCCTAACAAACTTCTTGACCAATGCCTGCTCCTTACTCGCATATTGACCACCAGTAACGGTTGCATGCCATTTCCTCAACACCTGGTACCGATCCCTATGCATGTTCTTCACGGTCGCCGTACTGGGCTCGTTATCAAACATATTAAATACTTCACCAAAATCTTGTGGTTTATCTACCGGTCGTCGATCACGAACAAGGAAAAACATCACCGAATTCGTATGGTTCTTGGTCTTGATGTTCTCGTCCATCCATATCTTACCTAAAACATAAACTGACTTGACACAAAAACGCTTACCTATACGATGGGTCAAACCGACTCCACGCGTAACATCCGAAATACACATTACCTTACCAATATGAACGACATCGTGTCGAGATTCAAACGACTGTACCTTACAGGGACCCTCACATCCCCTTGGAACATCCGGACTTCTGTACATCCGGTACATTCTGGGTTTCCTGTTCATAGGCCTGTTTGTCCATGCCTGTTGTTTTGTGACGCGGACAATGGGGGCAGCAGCACGGCTGGTGTATGGGCTGCCGAAGTTCAGACGCCGGCGTACTTTCGACGCGGGCGTAGAAATGACGATATCGGCAGCTCGCTTCGACATAATTACGGGAGCGTAGAATACAGATTAAATCACGTATTAACTCGTAACCAAGGGTATCTGGAGAATAATCCTGCGACAAAAGTTGCAAATATTTGACAGAAAGCATACAACGAAACCCGTGCACCGTATCCGGGAATTCGTTTACTAGTGGATCCCACATGTTTCAATTTGAAACTTAGTGCGCAAGTACTTATAGCCGAAGGAGCGTTATCTAAGCTTTGAGTCTGCATCGTCGTGCGTTCTGGACCCACCACTAAAAAAAATCGCGCGGCCATCCGGT